TTCCAGCTAATGGAAGCAGGCAAGGAAAAAAATAAACCCATTTGTTTTGACAAGCTGTATCAGCAAGCTTTGACAGTGGCCAAAGAAAGCAAGCTTGAGGAGCTTTATGAAAAAACAAAACTCCCGATTTCTTGGCTGAGAAAATTTAGGGCTGGCAGCATTCAAAACCCAAGCGTCAGAAGAATTGAAAACATTCTGGTCACAATGAAAGGTGAGGCTTCCACAAAATAAAATATGAGCAACACACTATTTGAAAACATTCCTGCTGAGTTGCGGGCTCTTCCTCAATGGGTCAGTGCAGGCCCTGACAAAAAACCTGTCAATCCTCGCACCGGGAATTATGCAGACCCTTCTGACCCTTCAACCGGGGCAACATTTGCTGAGGCAGTTGCAACAGGCATGAAACATATTGGTTTCATTCTTTGCGAGGATGACCCTTTTGCAATTGTCGATCTTGACAATCCCTTTGAGGTTGAGGAGATTGTTGACGGGGTAAAAACCAAAGTGATTGTTGATGAGCATGATGAGCGTTTCGCAGCCTGCCTTGAAATTGCCAAGCGGCACGCAAAAATCATCAAATCTTTCAGCACATATGCTGAGCTGTCTCAGTCAGGTCAAGGTGCTCATATTGTTTGCCGTGGCTCAGTGCCTCAGGGGGTGAGACGTGACAGGGTTGAGGTTTACTCAAACCAAAGATACATGATTTTCACCGGCAACGTAATCAAGGCAGAAAATGTGAACGAGTGTCAAACAATGCTCAACCAACTGTATGCTGAAATTGGCCGCATGGTGACAGAGAAAGGCGACTTGATTGAGGAAGAGCCAATTTTCTCTGAAGCTGAGATTTGGAAAATGGCAACAGGTGCCTCAAACGCTCCAAAATTCATTTCATTGTGTGAGGGCACTGTTGATGGCTACCCGTCACAATCTGAGGCTGACTTGGCACTTTTCTCAATGTTGTGTTTTTACAGCAGGAGCAATGAGCAGGTGAGGAGCATGTTTAGGCAAACCAAATTGGGGCAACGCCCCAAAGCCACCAAAAATGACAGATACCTCAATTATTGTTTGCAGTATATCCGCTCAAAAGAGCTCCCTCTTGTGGACACTTCGAAACTTGCGCAGGTTGCCCCGGCACCAGAATTGCCGCCAAGTCAGCCTGATGAGGTCAAGCCTCTCTCAGAGCAGCCAACATTGCCCACAAAAGGTGCGTATTCATTCCCTCCCGGTTTGGTTGGTGAGGTTGCACAATATGTGCTTGATTCTGCAATCAGGCCCGTGCCTGAGATTGCCCTAGCTGCGGCATTGGCTTTGTGCGCCGGCATCTCAGGCCGGGCTTTCAATATCAGTGGCACGGGCCTCAATCAATACATAATCTTGCTTGCAAAGACGGGCAGAGGAAAAGAGGGGGCTGCAACCGGGATTGATAATCTGATGGCGGCAGTGCGTCAGACAATCCCGATGGCAGACCAATTTCTAGGCCCTGCAAATTTTGCCTCAGGTCAAGCATTGATCAAGGCGCTTGATTCAAGACCTTGCTTTGTCTCAGTGCTTGGTGAGTTTGGCCTAACACTGCAACAAATGTGTGATTCAAATGCACCCGGCCCCGTGGTCATGCTCAAGCGTGTGCTCTTAGATATATATGCAAAGAGTGGTCACAATAAGATTTTGAGATCAAGCGTATATTCTGACACTGAGAAAAACACAAAAATTGTCCAGGCCCCAAACGTCACCTTGCTTGGTGAGAGCACGCCTGAGACTTTCTTTTCTGGCTTGGATAACTCACACATCTCTGAGGGGCTTATTCCTCGCTTTTCAATTATCGAATACACAGGGCACAGGCCCCGGCCAAATGAGAGAGCGTTTCAACCACCATCTGATTTGCTCACCTCAAAGCTCGGCCAACTCATCACGGTTGCCATCACGGCTGAGCAGCAAAACACAGCGTGCCCTGTGAGCCTGCAACCTGATGCCCGGCAGATTCTTGACGCACTCAACAAGGAGGCTGATGACAGGATAAATGGCACCTCGGTTGATGTTGAGGCTGAGCTTTGGAACAGAGCACACCTCAAGAGCCTCAAGCTTGCGGCACTCGTGGCTGTTGGTATCAATCCTCATGCCCCGGTTGTCACTCTCGATGTTGCTTTGTGGGCCGTGGAGTTTGTTAGGTGTGAGATTGGTGCAGTGATGAAACGGTTTTCCACAGGGGCAATTGGCACAGGTGAGCTGAAACAAGAGTCAGAAGTCAAAAGGCTCTTCAGTCACTTTCACACTCTCACTGAGGAGCAGCGCACAGGACACCGTTGCCCTGCAACCCTACTCTCTCGTGAGGTGGTCCCTTACCAGTTCTTTGCAATCTACGGCAGGCGGTTGAGCTGTTTTAAGAATGACAGGCGAGGCCCTACAAGAGCGTTGAAAGAGACTCTTGAGGATTTAGTCAGGCGTGAGGTGCTTGAGATGATACCGTTGCAGCAACTTCAAAGTGAGTTTAAAACCCGCTCTGCAATTTATTATGCAGGGCCTGCCTGGTGAACTAGCAGCCTCAGATTTTGACCTCATTGAATCCTATTGCCCACAATTTCAAATCAAAGGTCAGTGTGAAAGCACTGGCCTTTTTTTTTGTTGAATAGATTTTGTGAGACTAAAAAGCAAAATGGCACAGGCGAACAGTGTTCAAAAGGTCCATTTTCACAAGGAAAGGCTCTGAGCGGTTAAAAAATTAACCTTTTGTAACCTCTGATAACCTCATGGTTAAAACTGTAACTCATTGATTTACAGTGAGTTACGCCAAAAATTAACCTTTTAACCATTTTTCAAGAAAAAAGAGAAATACACACGCATTGCCTCGCGCGCGCGCAGATGACGGAGGATTTTTTAGAGTCTGATATTGGTTAAAAAAGGTTAAAAGGTTATTATATCTCTCTAATGTATTGATTTACAGTTCTTTAAAGTTTTAACCAAAAAAGGGCCTGAGGTTATCATTGGTTACTGTTTGATAAAAACGGCAAATGGCACGATTGAACACTTGTTTTTAATGAACAAAAGAAAAAGGATGGAAAAGAAGATGGCTGGAAACTGAATACGATTCCAATCCGCTCGCCATTCCTGAGGAATCCAACCCGTGGAAAGAAATTGAAAAATAAATCAACAAATATGTTGACGATGTGAGAAAAAAGGGTAATCTGTGCGTGTCGAAGGCGATGATGCCTCGGCAATCAAATAAGAACATGACCACGAAACAAGACTACAGCCACCTCCTCGCCGACAACACCCCGTGTTTTGGCATTTCCACCACCGGAAGCGCCAGCGAACACGAACTCGGCGAACTCGCCTGTCTCGACGGTCACGCATCTCTGACCTCATGCCTCAACGACATGAACGCTTGGGGGATGACCGTTGCTCAAGTGGCTGAAATGCTGATCTCCAACGGAGAAAAAGCCCGAAAATAAGATATTGAGCTTGTGGGCAAATAACATCTTTGCTTAACACTTATCGAGGACCGGTTTCGCGACCGGCCCTCTCTATCTCAAACTCTATGAAAAACAACAAATCCCGCCTCTCCGGTTCCTCCCCTTTCCTCGACGACGATCCCGAAATCTCCCGCGCGCTCTCGACCTATCACGAGCGCGTCGGAAAAAGGGAGGGAATGCCAATCACTCACGCGCTCCTCCGCGTCTCCTGCTATCTCGTCGGCCTCAACGAACGGCTCGAACGATGGCTCGACAAACGCGAAAGCGCTCAAGCGCTCAAACGCGAAAGCGCTCAGGCGGATTGCGATCTTCGCGGAGTCGCTGCCACGTATCGTCGTCTAAATCCTGGAATCTCCGAACTCGAAAGAGAGGTTCTTTATTACGACGCCAAGATTGGCGACTTGCTTCAAAGCCGCGCGAGAGCGGCGGAGGCGCTTCGAGCGAAGCGCGAACATCTCCCGATCTCCTCAGACTGCTAGCCGCCGTTGCCATCAGCCTTTTGTTCGGGGGATTCCGATCTGGCGGCACCGAATAAAATAATCGCAGAATCTGCGAAATAGAGCTTGCGTAATCCGCAGATTCTGCGAAAGTATTTTTGTCGAAGGGAATGAAGCCCGAGACCAACAACCAAAAAAATGCAAAACGAAATCGACACACACACCAACGCTAACGGAATCGAATACTATTCCACCACGGATGAAAGCGGAGACACCATCTACTCATTCACGAAAAACTTTGAGGACATATGGTCACAGGAAGATCAGGATCTAGAGGCATCGAGAAACTCCCCAGCATGAGCTTCTCCGCACAACTCAAAGCTGAGCGCGAGCGTCTGGGACTTACCCAGGCGCAAGCCGCTTCCCTGCTCTCCACGAAACCGCGAACATACTGGGAGTGGGAAAACGCTAAAACGACGCCGCCAGAAATCGCTCAGGAGGGCGCGTTGGTTCGACTCTCGAAAACCAAACCGCCCGCGAAAACGTAGGCACAGAACGACTAATTAATGGTGCGACGAGTGCCTGAACAATCAAACAACTACCAATATGCCTGAAAATACCGATAAATCTAAAACTGAACAGACACCTTCCTCGGCGTCACCATCCACGCCTTGTTCTGGATTCTTCATTGTGAACGTCCACGACAGGCCTAGTGCCGAGCATATCGCGGAACGTCGCGCCGATGGGAAATTATATTATATCCATCCCGCACTAAGAAATGAAAAGCACCACTGGGGTATGACCCCGGCGAAACCGACTCCACTGGAAGATTTCGGAATACGGTGGTTGATTGAAAAGGGGCGATTCCACGGGAAGCGGATTGAGCGGTCCCGAGCCACTTACTACGATGGTAGGCTGCGAAACTGGCAGGACGACGACGAGTTCTCATTCTCTTTCCAGAACAGCCAAGATCAGGAGTCGCGGTAGCGATCTGCTGCATCGTTTTGTTCTGTGCCGTTCGACCGCTCCGAAAAGAAAATCGCAGAATCTGCGAAATAGAGCTTGCGTAATCCGCAGATTCTGCGAAAGTATTTTTGTCGAAGGGAATAAACCCGAGACCAACTAAAAACTAAAAACTAAAAACTGAAATGAAAATTGAAACTCACACCAACAAAAAAGGAGTCCCTTATTTCTCGAAAACTGACGAAAACGGCGATGCGATTTATTCCTTCTCCGAGGACTTCGATGACATTTGGGACCAAGATACCCAATATGAGTATGGTGATTAAACCAACCAACCCAACCCCGCCCGCGCCTTGAATGGCGCGGGCTGCTTGGGTGAATGAAATACGCAAAACAACCCTCCGCCCCTGAATGGTTCCGCTCTGATGATTCAAAGCTTTATGAATCAGCGCAATCCGGCTCCTCGCCTTTCAACGAGTGGTATGAATTCGATGATCGGGAAGACGCTCTCGACCTGATCGCTAAAGTTTTCTCATCTCAATCATTCATTGATCGTTTCGTTTGGTTCGATGGTGATCTTTATGAGATCGGCCAGATCGACGATGATAGCATGGATGACGCTGAGGGCTCTGATGATTTTAAACTCATCGATGGCGCGGTAGCGGCTGGCCTTGGCGAGATGGTCGAAGCTGAATCCAGATTTTAATATGACACCCACAATATACAAAGAGCTCCGCCAGCAAATCGGCAACCAGCGAGAGGTAGCTGAGATGCTCGGATTAACCCGCCAGGTCATCTCGTTGCGAGAGCATGGCGGAACTTTGATTAAAAAGGAGGCGGAAATCGCGATTCGGTTCCTGGCGTCCTGTCGATAGATACTTTTTTCGGGGCCGCATATTTTCATAGGCTTGACAGTAAGAGCTAGGGCACCATAGATTGCGACACATGACAAACATTTACCCTGCACTTGCCTCAGCGATAGGAGGCTGCCTAATCGCCGCAATTATTGCTTTGTGGAGAATGCAAGTGAAGAGGGCTGGTGAGTGCGAGCGAAAACATGAGCTTGCTCAAAAAGGCATGCTTGACCTCACAGCGAAGGTTGGCGTGCTTGAGGGTAAGGCTATTTTAGCCTCTGAGATAGGGCCGAAACTTGACACCCTAATCACAACTGTTGAAGCGTTGAAAAGATGAGCTTGCGGACGCTGGCAAGAAATGCTCAAGGAAGATGCTGAAAAATAATCTCAACAAATATGGCCAAACAAATTCAACCCCCAGACCTGTGTAAGGCAGGTCTTGAGCATGGCGAGCAATCAGCCCTCATCTGCTGGTGCGCTCTGCCTGAGGTCAAGCAGCTCTACCCTGACGCAACCAAGCTCTTTGCAATCAACAACAATGCCGGGCTTGGCGATAAGAAGAAAGGGGCGATGCGAGGCCTGCAATCCAAAATGGCCGGAGTGAAAGCCGGGGTGCTTGATTTGTTCCTACCTGTTGCCCGGCAAGGTTTTCATGGTCTATTTGTGGAAATGAAGGTCAGGAAGCTCAAGCCAAAGCGCAAAGGGGGCAAAGGGGGCTGCTCTGACGGGCAGATTGATTTCATGATTCAGGTGAGAGCTGACGGTTTTGCGGCCTGTGTGTGTTATGGTTGGGAGGAGGCGGCCCAAGCCCTCATGCAATATCTTGTCGAGTGAGTTTTCTTGCGCTCACTGCATTTGTTGTGCTAGTCATTAAACATGGCAAGGGCATTGAGCCGGGCAGGAACCAAGCCCAAAGCAAAGAAAGCAGCGAAAAAGAAGACGGCTAAAAAGGTCGCCAAGAAGCGTGTCCCGGTGAATAGCAAAGCCCGTGCTGTCAAAGCTGCCGCGAAGAAAGCGGCGAAAAAAGCAGCCCCTAAAAAGAAAGCATCCAAGCGCACGAGGAAACCTACGGCAAAAGACAAGCGGCCTGCCCGGCAAGAATCTTTCTTGGCAACAGCCATGTCAGAAAATCCCGGCATCACTTCTGCTGAGCTGGCAATCAAATATGATATTGACCCCGCTGACGTTTTCAAAATGCGGCATTTTGTTCATGAATACCTGAAAGATTTTGACCAAATCACAGCAGCGTTGAGAATGGGATATGACAGCGGCACGGCAAAGAGTGCAGCAAATATGTTGTTTTATCACTCATTCACTCAGCTCAGGCTTGCTGAGGTCATGGATGATCTTGAGGAGAGGTCTGTTGTGAGTGGTGGTCAAATCATGGCCAAACTATGGCAAGAGGCGAACCTTGGCCAGTGCTCAGACAACAGCTCTGTTAGAGTTGGTGCCCTCAAAGAACTTGCTCGGATTAAGCAACTGGGAGTGGCTGCCACAAATGCCCCGGTGCGCATTTCAGGTGTGATGCTGGTGCCTGTTGTCGCTGAGAGCGAAGATGGTTTGACCTCTTGGGAGGATAAAGCCATGGCAAGCCAGGCTGCACTCAAAGCAGAGGCCATTGACGTATGAAGCGCACTTTTAAATACAAGCTCAAGCAGCGTATTTGGTGGCATGACAACCCAAACCAAACAGGCCTCATCACTGCAATCATCATCAACCCATTTGATGAAACATACAGGGTGCAATGGTCATCAAATGAAGGTTCGGAGCATTTCTCTTTTGAGTTGAGCGCAACCAAACCCAAGACAGATTTTGAATGAGTGAAGAGCCTGATATAAATGTCATTTGGCAGCCTTTGCCTGATTTCAACGGCAAGGAAAGCTCTCAGGCTCTGGCAATCTCATGCCCTTGCAATGTCATCTTATATGAAGGCTCACGAGGTCCGGGCAAGACAGATTGCCAACTCATGGATTTTCGTTCATATGTGGGCAAAGGATATGGCAAGTTTTGGCGTGGTGTGATCTTTGATAGGGAATACAAAAACCTTGATGATATGATTGCAAAATCTGAGCGTTGGTTTCCTCAGTTTGGCGATGGTGCAAGATTTCTCAGATCAAAAGGGGATTACAAATGGGTTTGGCCATCAGGTGAGGAGTTGCTTTTCAGGACATACAGCAAGCCGGGTGACTACTGGAATTATCACGGGCAGGAGCTGCCTTGGATTGGTTGGAACGAGGTCACAAAATTTGCAACCTCAAAGCCAATTGACATGCTCACGAGTTGCAACCGCTCAGGCTTTGTGCCTGAGATTCACACACCAAAGAAAGCAGATGGCACATATGACACACCTGACGGCAAGCCGCTACCTAACATCCCGCTCAGGCAATTCCTGACAACCAATCCATACGGGCCGGGGCACATGTGGGTGAAAAAGCGGTATGTTGACCCTGTTGCACCGGGTGAGATAAAAAGCACCGCAACCAATGTTTTCAACCCTCGCATTGGTGAGCGGGTTGACATTGTGACAACTCAAGTGAGGCTCTTTGGCTCTTATCACGAAAACATATATCTTGACCCTGTTTACGTTGCCAGCCTTGAAAACATCACCGATCCGAACAGGCGCAAGGCTTGGCTCTTTGGTGATTGGGATATTGTAGCAGGCGGTGCTTTGGATGACGTTTGGAAAGATCAAACACATGTTCTGCCTGATTTCAAAATTCCCAAGACTTGGAAAGTCGATCGAGCTATGGATTGGGGTAGCGCAGCACCCTTCTCTGTGGGATGGTATGCTGAGGCTGATGGCAACCCCGTCATGCTGCCTGATGGTCGGGAGTTTTGCCCCGTCAAAGGCTCACTGATTAGATTCAAGGAATGGTATGGGTCAGAAAGCATTGGTGACAATGAAGGGCTCAGGCTAGGCTCTGACGAGGTTGCACAAGGCGTGATGAGCCGTGAAATGGGAATGTTGAAGCGTAAGGACTGCCTCAAGATACCTGCACCCGGCCCGGCTGACTCAGCGATTTACAGCACAGATGACAAATCACAGAAAACCATTGCTCAGGTAATGGAGGAGGAGGGGATTGAATGGACTAAGGTTAGCAAAGGCAAAGGCTCACGCAAAGCAGGGCTTGAAATCATGCGCGTGATGTTGCGCAATGCCAAGACGGGTGAGGGGCCAGGTTTGTACTTCACAAGGTGCTGTCAATCTGCTATTGGTCTTTTGCCAATGCTTCCAAGAGATGAGGAAGACCCTGATGACGTTGACACACTTGCAGAAGACCACGTATATGATGAGGTCCGATACAAATGTCAAGATGCTACTCAGAAATGGCCTGCCAATCTCAAAGTTGAATTTCCAAAATAACAAATATCATGCCAAAGATTCTTGACCGCAAAAACCCCAAAATTGATGCACGACACCCTCACTATATTGAGAGACTTCCTGATTGGGAAAGAATACGTGACTGCATTGCAGGGCAGCGCAAAATCAAAGAGGAGGGTACCAAATACCTCCCAAAGCCCGGCACAGGCAGAGACACAGACTCTGAGCGTTATGAGTCCTACAAGCAGCGTGCTCTCTTTGTAAACTTCACAGGCGAGACTCAGAAAAACTCAGTTGGTCAATGCTTTGCAATTCATCCTGTGTTCACAGGGCCTGATGAAATGTTGCCTTTCCTCAACTCAATTGACGGGGCAGGCGTGACAGCAGAGCAGCAGAGCAAGTGTGCTCTTGGTATGGCTCTTGCGTATTCACGGGCCGGGGTTTTCACAGATTATCCAATCACGGAGGGCGTTGTTTCTCAGGCTGATGTTGAGGCAGGTGATATTGCCCCCAAAACAATCTTATATGATACTTTCCAAATCATCAATTGGGACACTTTGCAGCGGGGTGCTCGAACTATCATCTCATTTGTGATGATTGAAGAGTCTTTCGTTGAAGAGGATGACGGCTACAAAAAAGAGCTTGGTTTGCAATGGCGTGAGTTGCGCCTTGAAGATGACGTATATGTCGTGCGCATTTGGCGCAAAATCTCTGCCAAGAATGACCAGAAAGGCGGAGGTTTTGAAATCTTCTCCGAGGCATACCCAACTGATTCTGACGGCAACACCTTTGATGAAATTCCTTTCGACTTTATCGGGGCTGAGGCAAACAACACTATTGTTGAAAAGCCTCTGCTGCTTGACATTGCTGACCTGAATGTTGCCCACTATGTAGACAGCGCAGATGATCAAGAGAGCGTGCATATTGTTGGGCAGCCCACACCTTGGGCAAGCGGCCTTTCTGCATCATGGATTGAAAACCAAATGAAGGGTAAGATGACCCTCGGCAGCCGGGCTGTCATCCCATTGCCTGAGGGCGGTGCTGTTGGGCTTTTGCAGGCTGAGGCGAACACCATGACGGGCGCAGCTATGACCAAGAAGGAGGAGCTGATTGTCAAGCTAGGTGCCAAGATTGTTGAAAAGCAGGAGGTGGTGCAAACGGCAACAGAGAAGACGCTCACAGAGGCAAGCCGCTCAAGCATCCTCTCAGGGGTGTGCTCAAATGTCTCAAAGGCATATGGTAGGGCCTTGCATTGGGCTGCTAAATTCTCAGGAATTGAAAACACAGGCTCTGATTTCAAAGATGGTGCAACATATACGTTGAATACTGAATTTGCCGTGAATCGCATTTCATCTGATGAGCGCAGTGCCAACAGAGAGGATTACAATGCAGGCCTGATTGATTTTGAAGAAGCAAGAGACAATCTGAAATCAGGTGGGGTTGCATTCAAAGATGACGAGGAAGTCAAAGATTTCCACGAGGAAAAAGCTGAGGCTGATTTCATGAAAGCTCAAGAGGCATTCAAAATGCAAAAGGGTGATTCTGATGACAACCCAAAGCCTGAGGAAGAATGAGCGACAACCTGATAGACCTTGCAACGAGGCAACAAGTATATTTGGAGCGTTTGAAAGCGGGTCATGCCCGTGACTTTGTGGGTGTTTCTGTCAATATGCGTGAAAACATACGTGCTGTATTGAGCCGTCTTGAGGTTGACACTCTTGACCTGCTGAGCGTCAGAGAACTCAACACACTGCTTGTTGAATTGCAGGCAGCTCACTTGGCAGCAAGTGCTGAGCATATGGGTCAGTTTTTAAAGCAGCTTTCAGACGTTGCCTCTTTTGCAGTAGCTCTTGAAATCACACAAGCTGCATCACTGGCAACGGGCACTCTGCCACCAATCCGATTTAATGCGCCAACGGCAGGGGCGGCATACAAGCGAGCACTCAGGCAGCCAATTCAGGCCACAGGCGAATTGCTCAAGAGCTTTGTGGAGAATTGGCCAAAGGCAGACGCTTTGAGGGTCAACAAGGCTGTCAGGGTGGCATGGTCACAAGGAAAGCCTACACAGCAAGCAGTGCGTGAGCTATTGGGCACGAAAGCAAAAAATTATGCTGACGGGCAAATTGCAGTTTCAAGGCAACATGCCACCGCAACCATCAACACAGCAACACAGCATGTTGCAAACTCAGCACGGCAGGAGCTATGGGAAAAGAACAGTGAGCTTGTGAAGGGGTATCATTGGGTTGCTAGTCTTGACAGACGCACAAGCCGGCAATGCAAAGGCCTTGAAGAAATGTATGGGGTTGGAAAGAAACACTTTCTACCCGGCCAAGGGCCAGTGCCTCCAATCCATGTGAATTGCAGGAGCAGCACAGCAGCAAAGCTTGACAGCAAATATGATTTTCTTGATGAGGGTGCAACCCGTGCCAGCTCAGGCCTAAGCAATAAACAGGTTGGCGCAAAGCTCACATATTATTCATGGCTTCAACAACAGCCTGAAAAATTCCAAGTGACAGCACTTGGCAAAAAAAGAGCAAAGCTTTTCAGAGACGGTGGCTTGAGTGCCAAGAGATTTGCTGAGCTTGACCTTGACCGAAATTTCAAACCAATCACCCTCGCGGAAATGCGAAAAATTGAGCCGGGGGCATTTGCTGCCGCTGGTCTTTAACCAATCCCAAACAGGAACCAAAAACAAATATGAAAATCAGTAAAACTGACTATGAAACATTGCCCAAGGGCATGCAATCCGCTTTCACACTTATTGAAGGCACAGAGGAATATTCAAACGGTGAGGAGGATGCAGGGGCTTTGAAAAATGCCCTTAATTCCGAAAAGGCCGGCAAGGTGAAAGCAGCTCAAGAGCGCGATGCTTTGAAATCTGAGCAGGATGCCAAAACAAAGGCAGCGGTTGACGCTGCTCTCAAGGCTGCCCGTGAAAAAGGTGACTTTGCAGCGATTGAGAAAGATTATCAGGACAAGCTTGCAGCGGCTGAGGAAAAAGCCACAGCAGCCACCGCCAAAGCCAACTCTCAAATTGTGGAAAATGCGCAAGGTAAAATCATTGGTGATCTTAGCAAGATATTCACGGCCCCCGGTGCAATGACCTCATATTTAAAAGGCCGGCTCAAAACTGAGGTTGCTGATGACGGCACCGTTTCAACTCGTGTGCTTGATGGCAACGGGCAGCCAACGGCAGCCTCAATTGATGACCTCAAGAAAGAAATTCTTGACAATTCTGAATTTAAGCCAATTCTGGCAGCAGGAAAAGCGTCAGGCAGCGGTGCTACTGGCTCAAAGGACGGCAGCGGTGCTACGTCTCAACAATCCGGCAAATTCTCTGATGCCTCAGTTGATGACAAAGTCGCGAGACTTGAAGCCAAGTTGGGAGCGGATGAGTAAAACAAAACTCTGAAACTAAAAACAAAAACCAACATATATTATGAGCGTTTCCAATCGTAAAATCTTCATTGATTACACCCGTGGGTCAATGACAGAAGTGCTGCAAGAGCAGACTGAGCTTTTCAATGCAGCTACCCGCAACGGTCTTGTGCTACGTGCCAAGAAAAATGAGGGCGACTACTCTGAGCAGACCATGTGGGCTGAAATGGCCTCTTTGGTCAAACGGCGTGACGTGCGCGGCACAGGAGCTGTTGCTGCAATTGACCTGACAGAACTCTCTGAGGCCTCTGTCAAGGTTGCTGCAAGCACCCCGCCCGTCAACATCCCGCCTGTCATGTTCACATACATGAATGAGGACCCTAAAAAGGGAGGTGTCATTTATGGTGAGCAGCTCGCTAAAGCGCGCCTTGCAGATATGCTTGAGGTTGGTATTGCCGCCTTTGTGGCAGCCGTTTCCGCCCAAGCTTCAAACTATCTTGACCGCAAGACCCTTGGTGCAACTCTGAGCATTCTCAATGAAGGCTCTGCCAAACTTGGTGACGCCTCTGACCGCATTGCCGCATGGCTCATGCACTACACAGTGCTTCATGACATATACGGCACCGCACTTGCCAACCAAGAGCGGCTGTTTGAATTTGGCAACGTGCGCGTTGTCAATGATGGCTTTGGCCGCCCTCTTGTCATGTCTGACAATTCAAGCCTGCTCAATGTTGCAGGTGCTGCTGCTGGCATTAATTCATACAACACTTGCGGCCTAGTCTCAGGTGGTGTGCTGATTGATGACAACGGTGATTTTGACCAAAACATTGAGACCAGCAACGGATCTGAAAACATCAGACGAACCATCCAATCTGAGTGGACATACAACACGGCTGTCAAAGGATTTGGTTGGGATAAGGCCAATGGTGGTGCATCCCCTAACACGGCAGCCCTCGCAACCTCTACCAATTGGGACAAGATTGCCACAGATGCCAAAAACCTTGCCGGGGTTGTTGTTGA